AGCGCTCTGCAATTAAAGCTGCCGATCTATCTCTTCTACGATTGGCACTGCAGCCTCGGTGAGGCAGTACCTAGTAAACACATCAACAGGGTCCTGACCAGCAGGAACAGAGATGATCATGTTGTTGGTGTCAAACCAACGGACAGCATCTCTATCCATCTTGATGATGTTGTACTTCTGTGCCATGCGAAGCTTAGCCTTCATAGCTACAGAAGGGTTGTCAAACGACTGGATAAATCCAGCTGGATCCTTCTTGGCTTTGAGCAAGAGGTCGTGCTTGATCTCAGCGAATGGGCGGTCTACGTCCATGTTGTACGCTGCCGCCACTGCAAGCAAGTCGTCTAACTCCTTGGTTCTGAGCAAGTTAATAGCGTCGTTAACCAAGAACTCTTGATCGAGGCTAACCTCTTTCTTCTTGAGCTGATCGATAATCTCGAACGAGCTGCCGCCATTGGCTTTGTTTCCAGGGTGCATCGTCAAGAACTTCATCAAGTTAGGCTTTGTCTTGGGGACAAAAAGCCTACCCATACGGAAGATGACTGGGGTCTTGACAGAGTTAGGAGCTTGCTCGTCTCTCCAGATAGAGTTCTCGCGCTCGCAGTAGCGGATCTCGCGGACCATATCTTTCTCTTCGTCATAGACGGTTATTCCACTTTGCATGAGCATAAACGTGGCTTGGCTTTGGAGAGCCTTAAACTCACGAGCTTCATACTTAACCTCTTGTCTCTTGACCTTAGGCTTTGGTGTAGATACAGCAGTAGGTGCTGCTGGTTGTTCTACTGTGGTCTGCTCTGCTGGCTTAGCAGCAGGCTTTCTCCCGCGTCGAGCGCTGGGCTTTGTTTGTTGTTCCATTAAGATATTGAATTGAAATTAGTAGTCTGTATTAGTAGATGCGGATGTCTGACCCTAAACCAGATGTTGCGCTAGGGAAATAAACCGTCACCGTAGAGTTAGCTGTAAGCGTGTATGGTGAAGCTGCGCCATTGATGGTGGTTCTGCCAGCTGGAGGGTGAACCGTAATGGAGCTAGCGCCTGCGTTTATCAAGGTGAGCATCTGCCCGCCCTCAGCTCCTGTGGGGAAAATTACGTGAGCACTTCCGCTAACTACGCTGACGGGCTTTGTAAATGCGTTTGTAATTGTTGCAGCATCGCCTGAACCTGTTCCTGAAGAAGCAACAACAGCTGAGTCAGAATGAGTTGTTTCTGCGGTCAAGGCCAGCTTACCGTTTACAGTAACGTTGCTATTAAAAGAGACTACGTCGTATACGTTTGTCAACCTTTGATTGAGCGCGATAAGCACCCACTCGCCCTTGTCGTTGGTAGCAGTAGGGGACTTAAACAAAAACGTTGCTGTTTCTCCTGGGCTTCCAAGAGTTACATCTGCATTAAAGTCTTGCATATCAGCAGAAGTAGTGTCGACGGTAATCCGACCAGAGCCGTCTACAAACACAGTAACCATGACGCCATGAGGGAGTGGCCTCCCATAGGAGTCTGTTGTTCCGAGGGTAAGTGTTCCTCCGTCCTGCGTCCCTGTGACGTATACGAAACTAGACGTTCCATTCCACGCAACGGTTCCGCTGCCAGATGGTGCCGTTACTTCCTGAACTCCTCCATCAAGGAAGAACGGGAATACTCTTTTATTTCTTGCCATTGTGTTCGTTTTTTACAAAGATAGTAAAAGAGAAGGGAGCCATTCTCCCCTCTCAGTTACCGATTAGTCGAGTGATGGACCATTAAGGGCAATCCATCTCCAGCCACCATCGAAGTACATACAAGTAGCTTCTTCGTTAGCCGCAAATGTTGCTTTGTCCAAACTAGTTCCGTCAGCGGGGTTGCTAAGAGTAACTGTTACGGCATTGGCTGCATTGATGCACTCAAAGACCACGACAGTTCCAACCTCCTTGGTGTTAAGGTCGTCTACAACCACATTTACGGTAGCGGACGTTCCGTCAAGAATCACCCTGCTTGAAGTAACAGTATAGGTTGCGTCGTCTGCAGTAAGTGTTGCAGCCGCAGCATCCAAGTACAATGGAAATACGCTTGTTTGTGCCATTTGTTCTGAGTATTGTGAAGATCAGAGAGAAGGGCCGAAGCCCCTCTCTCGTCTCTTCAGGTTAATTACTTGATGAGTACGTGCTGGTTTGCAGCGCGAGTGATCAAGTTGCACTCAGAACGGTAGTAGAACTCAGCAACGTCCTTAGACAAGTTGGTGTGTCCCAAGATTGAACCGCGTACCCAGTGCTCCATGTCACGGTTGTAACCGTTCGTACCCTTGTAGTTCATCTCCAAAGCAGGAGCTGAGTTACCAGTGCGTGGGTCAACAACGTTAGCCAAAGGAACCATAGCTCCCTTGATGTTGCCGACAGCACCCAACATAGGATCATTCAAGAGCTTCCAGTCGTGCTTGTGGAAGGTGTATCCACCGCGAGTGAATGACTTAAAGCCGAGCTTCACAGCCATGTCAGAGTCGTTGTTGAATGCACCGAACTGTCCAGGCAAGCCAGCAGTCACCTGCGTAGCGATACCTTGAGCAAGCATGTCGTCGATGTCCAAAGATGCAGCTCTGTTCAAGTACATAGCGTACTCTGCTGGAGCCCCCTCCTTGTCCAATTCGAGGATGATACCGTCGATGTCAGACATGTCAGCGAACGTGCCTTGAGCGCCGCCAGAAACGTCAGCAACCAAGCCTCTTTTCTCGACAGCTTCGAAGTAACCTTCAGACCCAGCAACCTTACCCAAGGTGGTAGAGTCGTCGATTGGAACTTGAACCTCAGTCCCATCAGTAGCAGCCTTCTGACCGTAGAGCAACATCATCTCGCGCTGGTTCATGAAACGCTTGCGCGTATCCATCTCACCCTTTACGTACCATCTGTAGTCACCATTTCCGATGTTTACCCAGCCGATGTTGGTTGCTTGAGAACCGTTGACTGCGTAAGTCTCCTTGGTGATGATGAATGGGTTGACGCGCTTGGTGATTCCAGGCTCGCGGAAGCGGCCAGGCTGATCAGAACCTTGAGCGTAGATGTTACCGATAACGGCAAACTGAGTCGTTGAGCCGTAAGAACCCGTGGGGTTTCCTGCACCATCGAGACGAGCCACAGTGTAAGAGTTGTCGTTTCCGTCGCTGTCGCCATCAGTGATGCCAGTAACCACGAGGCGCTCATTCTCAGGAGTCAAGAGAACGTCGTTCAAGCGCAGGTCGATAGAGTCGTCTGCAGTGCCGCTCATGGTCAGGGTAGCAGTAGAGATAGTACCCGTCACGTATGGGTGCAAGCGACCTTCTTCCCAGTACTGGACTTCGTCCTGAGTACCAGCGTTGGTCACAGCACCAGTGAGCTGCAAGAAGCCAGTGATACCTTGATCTCCGTAAGTGCTGATCAACAAGTCTCTGTTGTCAGGCTTGGCGTAGTCGCCAATCAAGTCCCCGAGAGAGACATATTTTTCTGGGGTTGCCAGAAGCTTTGACGGTCCTTCGTTAGAAGCTCCGCTGTTAGTATAAGAAATAGCCATTTTTGTCTAATGTTAGATTTTGAAGGTCATAGTAGAGTTACCCATCATAGCATCCTTCAACTGCTGAGTCAGGGAATTTTCAGTTGGTTGTACGCCCTGTGAGTTTGGCTGTGTAGAACTAACATTGGCTGCCTTAGTCACCAAGTTTCTCTGACCGTCACCCAACCCCTTCTTGTAGATTTCCTTTGCGATGGTGTCGATGTTATCGATCAGAGCCCTATGTGAGCTAAGCAACTCGTAGTTCCAGTTGCCGTTGTTATCAACGTAAGGATCGAAGTACTCATCGAGTCGGGCGTTCTTATCGATGAGAGACTTCTTGTAGTTCTCTTGGAATCCGAACTTGAAATCGTTGCCGTCTCCTAGGTCGAATTGCAACCCTTCAAGTTCATTGACGCTAGACGCCATCTTCGAGATCCACTCTTCGTTGATGAATGGTTCTTCAGCAGACTGCTGCTCAACAACTGGCATCTGGTACCCATCTCGCATTTCGCTTATGGCGTCCCGAGCTGCCTTCGCATCGAGCTTCATCTGAATCTGACCCATCTGTACCTCAGACTCATCGTGGAGGTCGGCATCGACCGTGTACTTATTCTTCATAAGCACGTTGATTTCCGTGTCGCTCAAGTCAGGGTACTGAGTCCGCATGTGAGTGGCAATCGCAGTCATGTCATCCATTTCGGATGGGTTTACTGACTGGTACTTGAACCAATCCATAGGGTCTCGTCCTGTCTTGCTAACGAAGTCGGCAATCACTGCGATACGTTCGTCCAGCTGAGGCTGAGATTGTTGAGCCAAGTCATCCAAAGACTTTACTTCTCTACCAAGCCTTTCGCTTAAGAATGAGAAGACCGCTTCTTCGACTTGTGCATCAGAGTATTCTTCTTGTTCGGGAGCAGCCTCTTGGGTAGGCTGCTCTACCTCCACTTGTTGCTGGGGCTCAGGTTGAACCTCGGCTTGTGGTTCTGGTTCAGGAGTCGGTTCTGGCTGTGGCTGTGCCATAGACGCTGCGACTTCCTGCTCAGATACAAAAGTGAAACCGCCTTCCTGAGCGGTTTCCTGTGGTTGGATGTTTTCGTTTTCCATGAATTAAATTATTGATTATCAGTATTATCCTACGTATGCTACGCCCTTTGCCGTACCGTCAGAGGTAACGGAAGAGAACATACCGTAGATAGTCATGCCAGCCTCCAGCGGAATAGCCACGCCGTCTGCCCCAGCAGCAGCATACGATGCGCCGCTAACTTCAAAAAGGCTAGCTCCATTGTCAGATGCCTTAAACGTAACCGTCCCTGCCTCTGTGCAAGTAAAGGCCGTGAACTTCTTGCTTGTAGGTGCGGTCGCCTCAGTGCTATCGCTGATGTAATAGAACGTAGACGGTAGTGTTGCTCCTGGATATGCCATGCTTATTGTTTTTGCAAATATATAACTTATTTATTTCCTGTGCTTTGCCACCTTCTTGGCGATCTTCTCGGGTTGCCTTACAAATTGCTTACCCTTCTTATTGCCCTCGGCCTTGGCCCTGTTAGTGGCAGCTTTCTCACTAGCGCTCAGAGACTTCCATGCTTTGTCTGGAAGGTACCGCTTCTTTCCTTTAGACGGTTTTCCGTCTGAGGTGCGCCACTTCTGCTTGGTCCACTTAGCCAGTGAATTGCTGCTGGACTTCTTCCCAGAGTATCCCCCGCCAGCTTTCTTGTATGCAGCTACAGCGAGCTGAGCCTTACGAGCAGACCACTGACCAGCCTTCCCTCCTTTGGAGCCAGACTTGATGCGTGCAACAATTCTCTTCCAGAGTCCTGGATTCTTTTTCTTTGCTGTCTCAGCCATGCGTCACTGTCTTAAACTCTGCCTTCTCTATTGCTTTGGGGTGCGGTGCGTAGTCTCCCTCCATGAGATAGAACCTCCCACCCTCTTCCATCCAGTGGTATCCCTTTGGAGGATCCACTGAGATCTTCTTCTTGCCTACGCTAAGCTTTTGCTTCTTGTACGCCTTCATCACCACTTAATTTTATTGGCCCACCATGCAGCACTCATCTTGCCACGATTGATATTCTTTCTGTGCCTATCCTTAAACGCCTTGCGCTGCTTAGCGTTCTGATTGGTCTTAGCCCCCTGCTCACCGAAACGAATAAGCTTTACTTTCTCCCCTTCCTTTGCCAACACTATGTGTGACTTCTTGGGGTGCTTAGGTGTACGCTTTGCCTTGTTAACACCAGACAAACCATACTTCTTAAGCATGTTCTTTATTCTGTTTCCGAGTTTAGATGGGCTGCTCATAATACAAATATAATTACTGCTGAGTTATTGATGAGGCCGCGAAGACGACGTTGTAGTTACCATCGTCAGACCTAAACGAATGAACAAACGAACCAGAGGCGACATAGGTGGCTGAGTTGGCTGTGTATTTAACCGTAGCCGTAGTCGCAGACGTACACTGAGTATCGTATGAAGCATCGTCACCGACAATAGTAAAGCAAACATTAGTTGCTGAAGAAAGTTGATCTGCTGCAATCAACTGAGAACCAGAGTATGCGATCCCGCATCCAGTAGCTCCTGGAGGCTTAGACTCGACTCCGTCAAGAGAAACAAACAGGCCTGATGAATCTATAGTTTTCATGAAATCGTTATTGTAAGAGACTTCCATCTCCACCGAATTTGCGTGGCAGTAACGGGGCTTAGTGTGAGGTACTGTTTAACCATATGCCCGTTACTTATCGTAGCGTCTGTAAGATCAAACGTTACGTCCTGGTACACACCACCAGTAGCTGCTGAGCCGTAGTACGACGCTGTTCCTCCAGCATAGGGGGCCCCAGGAGTTCCCCATGATGCGAGCCAACTACCGTTTGTATAAAAAGAAATCACCGTAGAAATCTCCACAGTTCTTCCTGAAGGAATGTTTCTGATATCAAGAGTATTCTGCGTACCCCTTGTCCCGTCCTGATTGTCTCCAAGAGAGACGCACGGGCCCACCATTGTGTCAGATATAGTGACATCTGCATCGGCGTCTATCTCTGCGTATGTAAAAAGAGTGGCATACGTTGTAGAGCTTGTTACACTCTTAAATGCTGCATCAAAATCAGACCAAGAAAAAGTGCCTCCTCCGTATGTTGCAATGGGATTTGCAAAGGACAGGTTTCCGCTACCATCAGTCTTTATGAAATCTCCATCGCTTCCAGCGCTCGTTGGGAAAGTAAGGTTTACTGTCGGAAGTGTAACAGTCACGTTCCCGCTCATAGAGCTTGGGGCGTTTATCGTGACGGCATTTGAGTTGCCGTTGTCATACATACGAATAGACGAGTTCGCGGTGTCTCCATCTATCGTAAGCCTGTTGTTTATCTGAGCAGTACCAGCGTTAAAGAACTTTACCTGACTCGTACCGCCTTGAGTAAGTTCGAGCGAATTGCCATTAAGCTCAATGGCCCTGTTTCCAGACAGCGTACCGTTAGCCGTATAGATGCTGTCACTTACTGGCGTTGTCCAGCTAAGAGTTCCGCTACCATCCGTAGTGAGGACTTGGTCTGCATCACCATCATCGGATGGGAGGGTGAGTGTGTAGTCGGCAGCTACCGTAGCTGGTGGCTGTATACCTACATAGTTGCTGGAGTCAGAGTCGTAGAGCCTAAGAGGAAGTTGGTCCTTGAGGCTTACTGATGTGGTGTTCTCAAAGGACACTTCACTGACTTGATTGTCAAACTTGTAGTTTGCGGACCCGCTTCCATTCTTCGTAAACGAGAAGTCCCCAAGGGTGGATGCACCAAGGGAATTGCCAGCAGCACCACTGAATTGAATACCAGTGGTGTTTGAAATCTGGAACGTGTTACCTACATCGACGGCTCCATTGATAGTAATGTAAGCTGATCCTGCTCCAGTAATCTTGCCTATTGTAAACCTCTCGCCCCCGTCAACACCTATTGTCGCTGAGTCAGCTAGTCTGACCTCAGAGCCGTCTACCTCAAGGTTGTTTCCGATAAGGGCATTAGTAGCTACGTGAAGTCCAGCTGTCGGGGTTACGTTACCTACCCCGACGTAAGCATTGTTCTCGTCGATATAAAGCAGTGGGTTAGCTGCACTGTCTCTGAACGTGATCCTACCGCCTGCTAGCAAGTTTACTACCCTAGTAGTGTCATCTAAAGTAAGATCGGAAGTCTTCAGTGTAGGTACGTCTGATTGAGCCCTAGCTGCCGTGTAGTACAGGTTAGTGCTGCCTTCAGGTACTTCGTCCGTGTCTTGCTTGTGCGTTGGCCTGATGATGATTCTGCCAGAGCTTCCAGGGCTTGTGGTCAAGACAGCTGCAAGAAGTATGCTGTGACCGTCTGCAGGAGCAGGCTCTGTCGTAGTTACTCCGCCAGCGTTATCTGGATCGAGGTACAGGAGATCGCCTTGGTCGTACTCAGAAGGATCATACCCAGACAACCCGTCAAGTTTTCCGAACCATACTACGTAGCCCCAATCATTGAGAGCCATGTCCTGGGCTGCAAACCCAACAACCCATTCTGGAATAAATCCAGGATATGATTGATCGGCCTTCTTAAAAAGCAATTTGCTACCCGTGGAGCCCCCAAACATAACAACGTCACCCTTAGAGATAGCCTCATCAGCTCTGCCGTAAAACACGTTCTTCTCACCAAGCTCTATAGAAACTCCGTCGGCATTGGTGTATGCCACGGTCTCTTCGTCGACGTCATAAGCCAAACTTCCAGCCGCAACTCCGCCTTCGTCTTCAAATGTGATAGCGTTACCAGCGGTATTCAAATTACCGCCTAGCTCAGGAGATGTATCCTCCACAACAGAAGCAAGCCTGTCGGCCCACTGAGTAGAGTAGTCAGCATCCGTAAGCTTGACAAGGCTTTGTCCTGTGGTGCCACCAACAGGTACCCCAGCCCCAGCAGCACCAGTACCACCAGTGACAGCTAGAGCGTTCTGCACTACGACGACATTGCTGTCCGACGTAGACAACGCAACCTGAGTGGCCCCCTCTGGAACGGTGACGCTAACCCTTAGCGGATCACCAAATGTCAGCGTAAAGTCACTCATGTGTTAGGCCGTTATAGTTACATCTTCGACGATAGTAAATGTCCCGTACAAGAAAGTCTCTACTACAGGAGGGGAGTCAGCGCTCTGGTGCTGTATGTCATAAACATACTGACCAGACTCTACGGCCTTCATGACGGAAGAGCTTATCGTAACAGTAAGCGTAGTGCCAGACGCATCATAGTTGCTGAATGTAATATCAGATGATGCTATTATCGTTGATTCATCGTTAGTCGCAGCGTCACGAACCTCCATCTTCCATCCAGTGTACGGACGAGCAGTAGACTGATCTGAGGTGAAAGTCATGATCATAGTAAACGTATCCCCACGTCTACACTTGATGTCAAGGCGAGAAGCCTTGTCTAGGTTGATACTTGCCATTACTGCAAAAGGTCGTTTACGTTTGTTGATTCTGATTCTTCAAGCTCCCCTCTTTGGCCTTTGCGCTGAGAGATAAGCTTCGATTGTTTACTCGCTTGCTTGTCCAAGCGATCGTCTTTTCTATCCTCCTTAAGGACTTCGAGCTTCTCCTTAAACTCTTGATCCTCAGTGCGGAAGCCGAGAGTAGCCTGAGCTCTGATCATCTCTACCTCCCTGCGCATCTCGTGCTCCATCTGCATACGCTGGGCCTCGAACTGAGCCTTCATCTCAAGCATGCGCATATCGATCTGCCCCTTGAGCTGAATCTCTTGGGCTTTAACCTGAGCGGCAGCCTGAGCTGTCTGTATGTTGGCCTGAGCCTGAGCTTGGGAGTTAGCTTGAGCTTGCTCCATCTGCTGCTTGATACGCTTCTTTCTTCTTACGATAAGCAAGCGCTCAGCCTGATCGACATCGCGCAGCTGACGAATAGCAACCGCATCCTCAATATCGATCTCTCTCTGTGACAACGCTACCTGGATGTTTTGCTCCAGGTACGCTCTGTCTTTATCGTCCATCTGCTTTCTCACCATAACGCCGAAGTTGTACATAGGTATCTCTGAGAAAGAGCTAAGCACCCCCATGTTCGTAGCACCCACTGCGTTCTCATACGCCTTGTAGATGGCTGACTCTGGAGGCAGGATCTGAAGACACTTCACGATATCTTCTACGACTCTCTTGAAGAGCATCATCGATGCGTGAGTTACGTCGTAGATAGCGTTGTTGCCGCCAGCGATAGCTTGCTCTCTCACTCCCACCAAGTCTTCGCTCTTAGGCGTCGTGCCGTCCATAGCTTCGTTGATGCCTGTAGCATCACGAATCATACGCAGGTAGTGGTTGTACAGAGCCACAAGCTCGTTGATGTTTCTTATGGTGTTGTCCAAAGGACGAACGGGTGGGTTTTGGAAACCACCCTCTGGGTTCTTGCTTCTGTAGTAGAAGACACCAGTCTGCTCGTAGATGTCTTGGATCTCCAGTGGCTGGAGCTCCCCGCCTCTACCGAGCTGTACGTTATCCAATCCCTCGATGTCTACAATCAATCCATCAGGCTTGGCCTTGGCGACCGCCTGCTGGATCTTAAGGTGGGTGAGCTGAAGCTGGTCTGCAAAACCAGTGATGCTACCCACGATAGACTTAGGCATCATGCGACGCATGTTAGTAGCCGCAATAGAGTAAGACAGGCGAGCCTTGCTCAAGTCGTGGATGTTCTTAGGGATGTTGGTCTTCATCCCGTACCCATAAATGTAGTCGGTTCCCACGATGTACTTACCACCGTATACCGTGGCGTTCTCCATCTTGTGAGCCTTACGCTCGTAGACAGAGCTCTTAGGCTCGCTGTACTCCTCACCCTTGTAGAAGAAGTTGGTGTTGCCAAAGCGGTTCTCCTTGTCCTCGAAGTACATGCAGTCAACAGACAAGAACTCGAAGTCAAGAACTTGGATGCGGTACTCATCGTACCCATACTTCATTCTGTCGCGCTTGTCGTCGTGGTACTTTCTTCCGAAGACTGATGAGTCGTTGTTGAACTTTCCAGCTACAGACTTAGCGATCTTCTCGAACTCCTCTTCGGTAAAGTCGTCACCAGAGGTTCTCTTCAGCTCCTCGATAGTGATGGTCTTTACGTGACCAGCGTACACCAAGTCCTTGAAGTTAGGGTCTTCCGTGTAGCTGTGAACGAAGTCGCAGGGGTCTACGTAGTTGGTGGTGATCCCGTAGTTAGGATCATTCTCTCTCTTTACGACAGACATACCCAGAGTCACGAGGTCATTGACGCAGCGCCTAAACGTAGAGTCATTGAAGTCGTTCCAAGACAGTGTCATGTTGGTTGCTATCTGTGCAGCAACTTCGGCGTCGGTCTTGACGTTTGTTTCCAAGAAGATCTCCGCCTCCTCCAGCGTGTCTGGAATCTCGCTTGCATCCGTAGACATCTGAATGCCAGACTGTTTCATCTGTGCATACATGTCTTTGTTGCGCACCTGCATCTGCAGCTTGCGCTTCTTGGCATCCTTCTCGCTGCTCGATATAGGATCGATAGCTTGAAGGTTAGGGTATGGGTCAGACGACAAGATCTTGTTGACTACGATCTTGACGAACTTAGGTATGATAGGTACAGGGGCCCAGTCCAGATTCAGCAGCGTACCGTCTCCGTTGTTAGGATCGAGGCTGTTGAGGATCTGCTTATAGATAGTTGTATCCTGAGTCCCGTTAGCATAGTCGCGGTTTCTTTCGAATTCTCGACGACGCTTTTGGTACGTCCCAGACTCATCATCGATCTTTCCCCAGTTCGCTTCAATAGCTTTCGCGTACTTTAGTCCGTAAGACTTGTCGAGCTTCTCCGAGGCAGGAGCTAATGGATCTGGGAAAGTACTGGATTTCTTATTCGTGCTAGAGTAGGACATTTACAGTATTCCTTTATAGCACAAATATAGTGTAAATAAAGTAACCCCTTAGGCATTAGGCCTGTAGCGCCTAAAGAACTTCTTGTCGTCGAACTTGCTCACCTTTTTTTCTACCTTGACTTTCTGCGCAGCAAGCAAAGCTAGACCCGAGCTGATGGTCAAGTCAAACTTAGTTCTCTTGTCTATGCGATACCCGATCCAGTCCTCAAGGGTTCTGTTGAAATACATATTGCCAACACTACCGTCTGCCTTCTCACCTACGTGATCGAAGATGTATTGCTCGATAGCTTGAGCGTGGGCATGGATGACGTCCTGAGAGTTAGAGGGGATACCCTTGGTACGTACGTTGCTGTTACTCCCAGGAGGGCGCAAGTGATCTGGCCTGTTCATTACGTAGCCATCGTAACCCCTTGATTCAAAGTATCTTACGATGCCGTACTTATTGTTTTCAATTAAGAGTGGGTACCCGTAGAAGAACGAAGCCATCAAGACATCCTCGTAGAATATCTTGGCTAGGTCAGGACGCGAGGCATACTCCACCACGAACATGTTAGACGGGTGCGTCTCTGTCATGCTGAACTTGTTGTACAGATGCAGGGCCCCCTTAGAGCCACGGCCATCAACCGTGGCGTCAAGGTCATAGGAGTCAACACCACCACAGCCCAGGTGATCAAACGGAGGAACCTTCTTACCCCCTTCTTCTTTGATTACGTTACGCATCTCAGTAGGAGGCATCCACGATACACGGAACCTTCCATTAGGATCTGGGGTAAAGGCCACCTCCTTGTCCATCTCCTTCCATAGGAAGTTGCCACGGACAACAGGGTTAGGGTAGAGGTCTTCGTTGCTGTCTATCTGCTGGTAGATCTTTCCGATGTTGAAGATGCTACCCTCCACACTGTCGCGGAAAGCCTCCTCCTCAGTAAACGGGAACTGACGCACCACCTCGTTAAGCTCGGAGGCATCGGACTTGAGAGAGTCCCTCTCGTTCTTCAGGTATCCTTTCGCTCCTCCAGCCACGTCATCACCATCAATACCATCGAGAACAGTATCAGGATCTTCCACGACTGGATTTCCGTACTTGTCAAAAAAACCTTCGAGAGCTTCATAAGCAGGTATGAAGATACGGTAGAGGCCGCTCTTCGTTCTGCCGTTGGCGTTGCGTTCCGACGGGTCGCTATCCTCCCACAGGGCTTTGTATTCTTTACCGCCCTTGTCCATAGGATTTACAGTACTACCCACCAAAGCCTTTCCCACCACCTTACGACCCACAATAAGACACGTACGCTCAATGCGCCAAGCCTCGCGGATATCGACAGGCTTCTCCCACTTGCCTGCCTCATCGAGGTACAGCATGTGCAGCTTCTCACCGTCGTATGCGTTGTTGGTGGTATTCTTCCAGTTTATGACCGTATTAAGAGCGTCGCCCTTCTGCGAAGTCTTATTCTTCTTCGTGATTCTCTTAGAGGGCTCGCGAAAAGCCAGCTCCATGCGCGGATTGGTCGTTCCATCTTGAATAGGTTTGAAGAAGAAGGGGTACGACTTAAAGATCGGGACCACCTTCTTCATGAATATATTCTCCTGGGAATCCTTACCCGTCTTAGACTGTATCCCTAGGAGCTTGTCTTTAACTTGTGTAGCTTCGTCCACAAGTACAGAGCTGCATATGTTAGTGTACCCAGAACGACGACACTTAGTATAAAGCTGGCCGAGACAACGGGGGTCAGCTTCGCACGCAGCCATGTGGAGAAAGATTTCTCTCTGGAACGCAAGATAGTAAGGATATCCGATATCGATTTTTGACCACTGGAGAAGCATGTAATGCCTTCCTGTAATGTACGTAGGGACACCATGATTGTAAAACCAAACACCGTTACGGCGGCGCTCAAACTCCTTCTCGATATAACCAGAAAACTTCCGACGGAATTCGGAAGGCTTCTCGTACCACTCATCCATACTTCGTATCTTCTGCAACTCCTCGGGCATAGGAAGGCGCTGCCACAGTTGCATAGCCTTTGGCTTTTCATGGAAGAGTATTTCAGATCGCTTTGGTTTCTTCGGGAGGACAACAAGAAGCCCATGGAGTTCAACACTCTCACCCACTGTACCGTTAGGGTCGATCTTAATCCCCTTATCGTCGTATCCATCTATGTCGATAAGCGTTGACATCAGTAGCTCTGACCTAGTTTATTCATGCGGCCAAGGCTAGGTACGCCAGTCTTTGGATTGGCGACATCCATATACTCACCGCACTTCTCGCACTTGATATCGTGTCGGGCTTCCCCGTCGATGAATCTGATTGTGACGCCCGTGGCATCCACGATATCGTCACTGCAACTGCATTTGTATTGTGCCATGTCTATTTAATTTGTACCCCCGACAGGACTCGAACCTGTAACCGTTTCATTAGAAGTGAAATGCTCTATCCTGTTGAGCTACGAGGGCATAGTTGGGGCGGCGGGACTTGAACCCGCGACTTCCTGTGTATAAGACAGACGCTCTAACCAACTGAACTACGCCCCAGTTTGATTGCCCCGTATGCGTAGGGGGCCGCCTGACGAAACCAACTTAGTCTTCGTCGTTCCAGGATTCCTCCCAGAACATATGGTCTACTTTGTTTCTTTGATAGACTATCTCTTTCCAATCATTTAGAGAATCGCTCAGCGAAACCTCCTGAGTAGTCTTTGTCTTCTTCGATTTTTCCATTCTCACTTAATTCTTTAATCATTTGTTCGAGCTTCTGTCGCTCGATAATTAGCTCCTTACAATCTACAGCCGTTTGCTTTACGGCTTGCAGCTCAGCTTTGCGGGCTGAGCCTCCAGCCTCTGGGTCTACAGGCTTCTTGACTTCCTCGATCATATTGTCTATGGCGATAGCCATGCTATCCATAAGGCGTGACGAGGCGTCGAGCGTGGTGAACTTAGCTTTCCTCGACATACAAAAAATCTTGAGCTCTGGTTCGGTAATACTCCTTGCCGTCGATCTTGATGCGGTAGTCCATGTTCCTAGGAATCCCTACCACGTCGCCAACCTTGACGCCAAGTTCTTCAATCCAAGGAGCCGTAAAAGCGACACGACCCTTTGTAACCTTATCCTCCTTGAGTTTGACGATTTCGATTGCATCTGACTCTGGTTGTTTAGTTTCTTCTACTGGCTCAAGAAGACCCCAGCCACCGAGCAAACCAATACCGTCTTCACCTTTGTAGGCAATCGCTTGTGACTCGGTCGCCATATCTGGGTGGTAGTGTACGAGGTAGTGGTCGTCATCGCCCGTGAGCGACTGGCCTCCATTAACAACTACAAGGTGGTGGAAGTACAGCGTGTCTCCAGGCTTAGCCCCCGTGTCGTACTTGGCTGGTACTGAGACGATTGGTCCTTCTGTGACGCGGTGCTGGAACTCGTTGTACTTCGTATCGACGTACAGCTCCAGTCCGCTATCTAGCTTCATGGTGTCATTGAGTCTCTTCTTGAGCTCTACGACAAACTTCTTAAGGCTTCGCATATTAAAAGTTCAAATCAAATTCTAGCATACACGGCATATCGTCGATGGCTTTCCATAGCAACGTGCCTTCGTCTGTTTCGATGTACACAAGATAGCGACGCTTGTTGTATTTTACAAATGCTCGCTCATCTTCTAGTATGGCGGAGACCTTCCCGTCCCCAGCCCTCATGCCTATGTAGTAGGCCATAGCGTCTTTCGGGTCACGCCCGATGATGATCTTCCTGATAAGTCCTTCGTCCATTATTGAATTAGTTTCCCGTACACCAGCTCAAACCCCAGACCGTAACTCAGAGAATACAACAGCGTTCTCTTCACAAATGGTTTCCATCCTTTGGTCCGTGGTCCTAAGCAGATCGCGGTGGTTATCATTAAATTTCTTCCTGCCACCGTAGCGTGATAGCCATCGGTTGCAGCTACAAATATAGTGCTAGATCCTGTAAAAGCCTCACCCTGAGCTGGATCTCCGTTCATGTACTTGTTCCTCCAGCTTAGCTCTGGGTCCCAGAACTGTGGGTTGGCGTTGGGGAAGGTGTTCTGAAACTCGTGGTAGTGGAACAGCAGGTCTTGGTTCACTCCGTTCAGGGCACCAGCCAAGAACATAGACGTGACAGGGAGTATCTCTTTGCGCCACTTCATGTCTGTCGGGTAGTAATCTCTGTACTTAGACTCTATCTCGCCTGAGGCTAAGTTAGCTACGCCGCCAGCCAACCATACAGCCCCTATGCCTTGTGTTGGACCATCGGTATAAGTAATTAGTGCTAACCCACTGAGAGTCAGGAAACTACCAGCGGCATACTTGCCTTCGTGTGTGTTGCCAGTATCAAATCGTAGCTGCGCGTTGAGAGTTCCGCTGATGGCGACCAGCAAAAGGAAAAGGTATTTCATTAGTTAAGGGATATGCCTAGCCCATCGAGAAGATCACCTAGGTCTGGATTGTCGTTACCGTAAGCCTCGTCCATAATCTCTTTGATTACTTCGAGCTCTTGCTTGCTGTCTACATTGAAGCTGTACATAGACCGCATGTTGACGTGACCGAACTCAGCCTCCTGCTCAGCCAGCTCCTCTAGATCGCCTTCGTCAATAACCCCCACAAAGATCGCAGCCATAACCCTGTGACCCATGTCGCTCTCCTCTACTAGCTTCTCTATCTCCTTAATCAAGTGATAGACATCCGCAATGAATTTCAGGTCTTTAGGTTCCATGGCTCTATCTTTGTAGTAAAGATACGAATTTAATTATGCCCAAGTCAAAGGTTAGAAAGACAAGACTCTTTAGAGAGTTCTCCGTAATGCAGGACAGGTACCTGAATAGAAACTACCTCAAGTATTACAGGACAGCCAAGATAGATTTCTGCGAACAGAAAGGTATTGCTGGTAGCCACTTAGACTTCTTGGTGTGGGGGTACGACCTAGAGTTCTTTACCAAGGACTTTGCTTCTGAGGATTATGAGATGTCCAAGAAGAAGCTAGGGGAGAGAGTCCTCTACCCGCTCATGAACATGGGGTATATCTACAAGCACTTCGACAGGCTGACCCCCAGTCAGACTGCAGAAGATCATCTGTTCCGTGACGAGACCAAGATGAACTACCGAGTGCGGTATGCTATAACGCAAAAAGCCCGCATGTTGGTGCAGGCTTTTTACAGGCATGTAGAAGAGTATTAGTAGATCGAGTAGTAGTGGTTGATGTTGGTCTCGACTACATTGCGGTTGCTAGATTGATCGGAGTTGTACAGAACGATCTCTTGAACGCTCCCCAAGAGTCGGGCGCTTACCTCGATTTGACGGCCAATAGATGTGAAGCTAAATTTATTTGTATTTGACAAATCAGTGAAACTGCCACCATCTTTTGCTACCTGATATTGTGAACCGCTATAATTCCATACGCCAAGATGCCTTGAGGTGTCCTCTCCTGTTATGGTTGAAGCGACAAGGCTCGGATTAATTTGCACAACCCCCAAACCGTCGACTCCTGAGAATGTTCCAGACAAAACCAGACCGCCGACCTCATGATCTTCGAAAAGCAAATAGTTGATTACATCTATGGTGTTGACCTTAACCACTGCAAATGTCGTAACAGAACCAGTTGGGCTTATCGACAGGCTGTCAGAAGTCAACCATTCAATAGCTGGATCTGTTTCAACGGTGTGGATACCAGTAACGCTGTCGTAGATCTTAGGTCTGTTTGCGGATGTCGTCTGATTTGCGTGATTGTTATTACCGCTCTGGTCATACCATATAGCCACAGTACCGTCATTGCTACCGCAGAACCTAGAGATAGCTCCTGTATCAAGAGTACCGTCAGATTTGAAGTAGATGTCTTTGTAGTCCGTACCGTTGAATACGTTGATCGCTGGGCCTGTATACCCCGCTCTCAACTTACGCAGTGAGTACGCAGCTGCAGCGTCAGGGACGACATCGAGAAGCGGTTGGTTGTAGATGCTGTAGTGCTTATTGATATTCTTCTCAATACCGCTTCGGTTGTCGGATTGGTCGGAGTTGTACAGAACAATCTCTTGAATGAAGCCGTCGTATTTAGTCGCGCTATCTCCAACATCATAAGCCCCAATGCTAGATCCAGTCGTTGGGGTGAGCATGGTTGCTGGAGTAATGTTTTGTATCTCAGTACCATTTGAGTACAACACCTGACTAGTGGCAGATTTAGTATATGCAAAAACAATGGCTTGAGTATTATTTGGTGCATCACTTGTTGTTGTTTGATCTGCAACAGTTCTATAGAACAGATTGTATTTGTTGTTTTGTGTGGTCAGGGCATAACCATCTCCATCGCCAACCCCAATAATAGGATCGTAATCGGCTCTGTGAGCGTTTTTATGAACTGCACAAATACTCACTTCTGTGCTATCCGAAATGAGATCCATTGTGAAACAATCATTACTGCCATCAAACTCCACCGCAGGCTCCCCATTCTCTGTCACCAACCCAGTAGTAGCATCGTAGATCTTTGGTTGTTGAGCGAGTGTCGCTTGAACTGCGTCATTACCATTACCGCTTTGATCGTACCACTTAGAAACCGTCCCGTCGTTAGCGCCGCAGAAGGCTATAATATCTGAAGTGTTAAGATTGCCTTCTGAATCAAAGCCGATGTCTTGCGTACCGCTGGTGCTAGTGATCTCAATAGCTGGTCCTGTGTAAGTAGAGCTAAGTCTTCTCAGAGAGTAAGCTGCAGCAGCCCCAGGGTATGAGTCAAGAAGTCCAGCAATGAAAGGAGTGTAGATCTTGTAGTGATTGTTTATGTTGGTCTCTATGGATGAGCGGCTCGCAGATTGATCGGAGTTGTATATAACAACCTCCTGCATGTCCATCATTCTGTATGTTGAGCTAAACTGATAGCCAAATACTTGGGTTGAGCTCCACGAGCTGTTGTCAATTTTCTGAGAGAAAAGACGCTGCGTATTTATGAAAGCATCGTACACACTATCTCTTGAATCGTCGGCCCCATTAGAAAGCGTTCCGTTAAGATAAAAATCATCTGCCGTTACATTGTTGGAAGCCGAAGCGCTATTGGCGTCGGTAGCCGCCAAATAAAACCTTTGGTCTGAAGCTAGATCGTTGGTGAAGAGAAAATTGTTTACATCTGAAGTGACTACACCGAAGTAGTGTTGGTTTGCATTTCCAGCAAGACCAAACTGAAGCTGAGAAGTTCCGTCAACTTGTCTTACGCATGGCTTGTTGTTTTCCTTTAGAATACCAGTGGCGTTGTCGTAGATCTTGGGTCTTCTAGAGTGAGTGCTTTGAGAAGCGTCTACAGCGTTCCCACTCTGGTCGTACCACGTAGCCACAAACCCGTCGTTGTTCCCGCAGAACTCTTCGATGGCTGCTGTATCCAGCACCCCGTTCTTAAACCCGATGTTCTTCGTAGGGTTGCCAGAAGCTCCGCTCGCCACCTTCATACAGAGCAAAGCATCACCGAGCTGGCGTACTGAGTACGCAGCCTCTGCTGGGTGGGCTGCGAGCAGTCCAGTAGCTGGGGTGGTAGAAGCGCTTTGGTAAATCAGGTAGTAGTTGTTGATGTTGTCTTCTATATCAGAACGACTGGAGGACTTATCTGACTTGTAAGTGATTAGCTCTTGCAAGTTCCCAGAGTAAAAGTCAGTGTCTCCAGACGCTCTTGATCCAATCACAGTATTGCCTCCAGATATCTCTGCATTTACAGTAGCTGATCCAGAAGAACCTGATGCCGCTCCATCCACATAGGCTTGAAAGTTTGTCCCGTCGTAGTCAAATCCTATTAAGTTTTGACCAGTTGTTTGTGTCCCAAAGCCAGTTCCATTTACCCAGACAACAGGTCGAGGAGTGACATCACCACCGCCGCCAAGAATAAAGTTACTACTATATGGAGATTCTGCGTCTCCTTCAGACAATAAGTAATCACTGGCATCTGATGTGCCTACGTTTGACAAAGCAAAAACAGAAGCAGAGTTTTGACTGAGCTCAACTATGTACCCATCTACTTCAAGGTAGTCGTCTGTCCCGTCGAAGTTAATAGTCGGGTAACCGTTCTCTTTTTCTACACCGTTCGTTCCGTCATAAATCTTTGGTTGCGCTGCATTAGTATCTTGAGTAGCGTGCTTTCCGTTCCCACTCTGATCGTACCACGTCTGCACGAATACGTCAGCGGTACCACCGAACTCTTCGATAGCTGCTGTATCGAGATCACCGTTAGAGTCGAAGCCGATGACTTGGTAGTAGTCGACAGCACTGACAGTCTTCCTGACTCTCATACATACTGGGGAGTCCCCAAGCTTACGTACTGAGTATGCAGCTGCAGCCCCAGAGAACTCGCTCAGGAATCCTGACTCTGGAGTGGTGTCTGCGTCTGGGTATATATTGAAAGCGTCGTTAATCTCCTCGTGTATGACATCAGCTTCGTCGTAGTGAGCGTCTAGCTTGTCGATGATGATAGCCTCACACACCTTACCGTTGAGAGGCTCTTGAGAAGAACCTTGAGCTCCGATTTTAACGGTAGCGCTTTCAGAAGACAAGTTATCTCCAGTAATAGTCGCAAGAAGTTCTCCATTAGCATATCTCCTCCAAGAAGCACTACCATCATTTTCAGAAGTTCCTTTAGTATACCAAGACACTAGGGTAGCTGCATCTTCAGTCAATTCAGCATAGTCGGTAAAACCTGCATCCCTAAGGTTTACATTGTTTCTATACTCAATCTTATTGGTACCATCGAACCTTATGTAAGAGGCGGAAAAGCGAATGATGTGCTGAGCTGATGTTAATTCGCTACTTGTAGAAGCCACAGCAATTATAGCTTGAGCGTTGATATCCTGAGTTGATGACTGAAGAATATCGTTAGATCCATCAAACTCTACAGCTGGGAATCCATTAAGAAAAACAATACCATCTGTCCCGTCGTATATCTTAGGCTGACTTCCTGCAGTCGCCTGAGTTGCATCTACAGCGTTACCGCTTTGGTCGTACCAAGTGACGACAAACCCGTCGTCAGTACCGCAGAAGTCTGAGATAGCAGTCGTATCTACAAACCCGTCAGATCCAAACCCTATGTTCTTTGTAGCGCTATCACCAGACCGTCTCACCTTCATGCAGAGGTTGGCATCACCTAGCTGTCTTACAGAGTAAGCTGCAGCAGCTCCGCTGTAATCAGCCAAGAACCCAGAAGCTGGGGATGCCGTAGCCTCTTGGTAGATGAGGTAGTGAGCATTAACGCTCTCCTCTATACTCGGTATACTACTCGTCAAGCTGTCTTTCCACCATACCCACTCTTGGACATAACCTTCTATATCAAAGCTATAGTCTGAATATCCGCTTATTATCCAGGGCTCTCCGCTAGTTTGAAGATACTCGTCGACAACAACGAGCGATACCTTTGCTGCTGTAGCAGAATAAAGATCCACTCTTCCTGTGGCAGGGTCTATGTCTGTTGCAGAGTTTACAGATACAGTTCCCTCAGCTGGCAACATTGCAGCATTGCTTGGGCCATTAAATGCTGTTAGGTACCAAGAACCCCCACCCCCACCCTTAGCAAACATATAACCTTGACTCTGAGGAGAGGCGATCTCTGGCTCGAAGACAACATAAGAGGTCCCCTTATTCGACGGTATCGAGCCAGTTGTCATATCCACATTGTTGTCGTTAAAGAACAGTGCTGGCTTTCCGTTAGATAGATATACTGAACCAGAATTTTTATCAAAGATGAGTGGCTTTTCTGCGTTGTTGCTAGTTGAAGCTGTAGCGTCGAGTCCTTGACCGCTTTGATCATACCATTTTTTGCAATACCCGTACGACGTTGTGGTATCTGGGTTTGTGCAGAGGGCCTCTATCCTGTCCGTGTTTATCTCACCGCTAGAGTTTAGGTATATATCATTATTGCTCGGAGTAAGAGTAGCTGCGTCTAGGTTTATGATAGGACCCACGTATGACCTATTTACACATCTCAAAGAAAAGGCAGCTGCTTCACTTCCGTACTTCTCTAGCAGCGTCTTCTCAGGGACTGTCAATCCGTTTGCCGAGAGG